GTAGTGGTTACTCCTTGCTCTTCAATTACACTATTTAGGAAGTTCATATAATTAAATACGTGTGCTGGTATAGTAGCCATATTTCCTTGAACTGGTGGAACATTTTCATATCTTAATATTTGCCCACCTGCTATATTGTTTATATCTACTTTCTCGCCTTTTCTTGCCAACCAAGTACCAGTAGTCATTGTATGAATATATCTCTCTATTCTTGAAGATACAGAGTCCAGTGATTTATTAGCACTCTTAAATCTTTCAATTAAAGGAACTTGATAAATTGGCCCTGGTTCCATCCTAAAATCAACAAATGGATAATCTGGTAAATCAGTATAAACATCTCTCAACCAGATATTACCAGCTGAAAATACTTGTCTAACTACTGGATCGCCTTCTTTTTTGTTTTTAAGTATAAATTCGCCATCTTCTTGTTTTCTAATCCTTTCCATATTGTAACTGTTAAGATATTCTTTAATATATGCTTCTTTTAAAATAACTGTTGCTGCAGCGTCTTGGTTACCTATCTTGCTAAATCTGGAGTTCATATATGCCTCTTTAATCTCACTTGAGGCGAATCTATTGTCGGGATTAATCTTTCTTACTTGTTCTTCATCAAAGTTTTCGTTAGCTTTAATTCTACTTATTTGCTGGGGTATGCCCTTAATCATAAATGGTGAATCATAAATACTTGTTAAATTCCCAAGAAGGAATATATCAAATGCGTCATATACTTGAGTTTTTATAGCCTCATCTACTGCATCTGGCCATATTTGCATATAACTTATAGAGTGTTTAGTAGTCAATAATCCCATTTCAGCCAATTTAGTAAACATATCTAAACTCTTCCACTCTTCTGTAACCCAATGGCCAATTCTACTAGCTCTTGTTTTAGATAATTGAAGTGCTTGGTCATATTCTCCTGGTTGTTCATAATTGTCTTTTAAGACTTTTTCAGGATATACAATAGGTACAAAATCGCCTTGCATTAGTAAATTAACAACTCCCCTAATTTGTCTTGAGGCTTTAGGAATTACTCTTAATGGTTGGAAAATACTACTTCGTTTACTTAAATCGACTATCTTACCTGTGCTTCTACTAAGAAATCTGAAGTGGTGGCCATCATCAAAGAAGTTATTGTCATACCATCTCTTCTCATGCGACCTGCGTCTGTTCTCAGCTATTGTTTGCATATCTTCAATAGCTTGACCTATTTCTCTTGACTCCATTCGTGATGTGGAGTATTTATCTAGTTTTTCTTTTTTAGCCATTGTCTTGTTTCATTACACTCTCAAACTCTTTACTATCTACATCCATATTATCAACTGATATTAAATCAGGTTCTGGCTCTGGTTCTGATTTAATCTTGGTTTGTTTAACTATTTTAATCTTAGCCAAATCATCTATATCTTTAGCCATTATCCTATCCATTAAATCATCTCTCTCTTTACGAGAGTTATACTCTTTCCAACCTATATAGCCTAATAAAGCTACTATAACTAATATTTCAATCATCTAACTAAATTCTTAACTTTCCAGTATTTATCCCAAGGATTAGGGATTCTATATTCTCCTACACCATAGAAAACTGTGTCTGAATTTTCAAAGTATTTAATATCCTTCTTAATTATCTTTGCTCTAATTGGTACTCCATCTAGTGAAGCAAACTCAACTAAATCGCTTGTAACCTTATAATTCATATTAGAAACTTTAAATGGCCCTTCAATTACAGTCTTCAAAAACTTCTTAGGTTCACCTTTAATGTGTTTTTCTAGTATGACAAGATTAATGCAAGGAAGCTGGTGAAGTTTCTCACCATCTCTCATTTGTCTTGCCATCTCACCAGCAACACAAAATTGAATCATAGCTCTACCAAATATATCTTCGGCATATAACAATGCTCTCTCTAGCTCTCCATAGCCACCATCAAATACTTCTGGTTTAACCTTCTTCAAGCCAGTTTTCTGGGAACTCTTTTTCTTGCTGATCTTCTTCATATCTACTCACCACCTTCCGATAGTAATTTCCTATTGGCGTTCTATGCACCTTAGGTTCTGTTCTAGGAGGCGCTGGTCTAGACATAAAAAAATATCTATCCCTATCGTAACAGTGGTCTTCACCATCTGTGTCGACATCCTCCACTTTTGTTGTATCGTAAATTAACGAAGGTATCGTTCTTATTGTATCCTTACAAGTTGAAAAAACTTGATACCAAGGTAATTTGTCAGATGCAACGCTTAAAACTTCTCTGTACCTACCTAGACCGTTAATTCTATCATTATCGGCTCTGATAAGTTTTAGACCAGTTCTAAGCATTGTTTCTGCTATGCTTTCACCGCCTTCTATTGCTTTACTTCCTCTACCCCCTATTGATTTATTCCACATTGACGGATCAGCTACACAATATTCGTATTTTTCCTTACCAGTAATTCCTATTATGACATGAGCTAGTCTTTTAGGAGTTAATGGTTTACCAAATTTTGCTTCAAACTCTATTCCGTTCATGTACAATTCTTTGTACAAGTAAGTTCTACCATCAAAATTCTGTGCGTACCAGCCAACTGAAAATGGCTTATTTACTCCCCAGTCCATTGCTATATATCTCTTCCATTCTTTAGGAATAACAAAAGGTTTAACAACATGGGTTTTTCTTCGCCATTCTGCAAATACTTGACCTGCTACTATATCCCAATCTCCATGTCTCCATGCTCTATATAATCCTGGATTAGTATCTTTTAACTTCTCTAACATTAAGATATATCCTGGATCGTTATTTACTAGAGTTGGGTTGTCTTCAATCTTAGCGTGGATAAATATTCTATCTCTTACTATTCTTTTGCCTCCAATTATCATCTCATAACGATAAGGCTTTCCCCAAGGTGCTATTTCTATAAATCTCTTCTTTACCCAAACGTGTCCTGGCCCTCCAGGATTAGTTGTTGAGAATACTTGTGGTTTTAATTCAGGTACTGTTGACCTGCAAGAGAATATCAATCTTTCATAAAAGTCCTCATAAGGTATTGTCGTTAACTCCTCAATTAGCATTTTCTGATATTCTTGTCCTAAGTATTTCTCATAAGATGATGGATCTTTCAAATGTCCTGTTCTAAATATTGCACCTGTCGGAAATGTAATAATTGTCGGCCTGTATGCAAATGTTGCACCAGCGCCTCTATACATTCTTCTAGCTCTATCTATCCAATCACTCAAATCATCAACATTCTTACGAATTATTAATGCTCTAAACTTCGGATTTTTAAGGTACTCTGGTCTTAACAACCATGCCATCCCAGCGTCAGTTTTACCTCCGCCTCTAGCGCCACCATATAATATCTCGAACTCAGTCCTTTTTAGAACTTCCGTTTGTGGCCCTGGATGTGGTTTCCATAGTGTTTTCATTTAATTTTGGTAGTACAACTACTCCGAGTGGTCTATCTGAATCTCCTGATATTTCTCTCTTATCTTTCCATCCAAATCTATTCTTCATATTAAATATCCAAGCAGTTGAGTTACCTTGTCCTGCTGTTACCATTTCAATTCCTAATTCTTCCCAAAATACCCTCGATATTTCAACTCCCCTCTTTATGGCGTCAGAAAATTCATCATGTTTTTTAACCCATCTATATAAAGTATCCTTAGAAATACCAATATGACCAGCTACTGCTTCCTTTGAGAAACCTTTCTCCATTACCTCAATTACTTTATCGCAGTATTCTGGTTTATATTTAGTTGGTCTTCCTACTTTTGCCATTTCAATAAAAAAAGAACTCTATACGAGTCCTCTAATAATCGTGTGCCAGCTATTTTGTCTGGTAATTTATTCTAGTTTATTTAGCGTCTATTGTCAATTTTCTTTAAATATCTCTACAAACATCACATTTCTATCATTTATTAAAACTAATCTACCATCTTGTGTTTCAAAATGAGTGAATTGTCCTTGTTCTATTGTTTTAGTTTTAACTCCTCTAAATGTTTTCTTAATGCCCGAAATACCTGTAATAATTTGAGTTACTGTTTTACCTTTCTTTTCTACTGATGAGTTAAGTGATTTCATTTTTAATTTTCGTATATGTTTTCTTTTATCTTTTCAAATTAATATAATAAGGTTTATCTACTTCTACTAATTCTTTGACTAAGTCAGGCATTTCTTCTTTAGTTTCAGGCCATCTAGCGTCTATGTTTTTAAATATCTTCATTATCTTTTTATCCTCATCATCTACTATCCAATGAGTAAATCCTTCACTTTTATAATCTTTACCTCTACCACAGCCAATCATTCTAACTGGTACTTTTTCTCTATTTACATATAAGCGTATAGTTTCAAATGGTCTAAATAATAAGAACGTAGATTGTGAGTAAACAAAAGGTATTTTACCTTCTAAGGCTAAACCAACTGCTATCCCCATCATACTCTGTTCAGCTGCACCAACATTGAAAGTTCTATTTGGAAAATCCTCTTTAATCTTATCCCAAAGTTTATATCCCAAATCACCAGTAACTAAACAAACATCTTTATTCTTTTTCATTTGTTGGTATAGCTCGTAAGCAAACCAACCTCTCATTG